TCGTTTGTGTCGAAATCGTTTTTTTGCCATCGTTTCCTTCTGTAAGTTTCAAAATCTTTGTTTCGTTTTCAGGCAATGTCTTTAAGTAATTTTCGACCTTATCCCTGAATGTCTTTCCTTCTTGCTCGAAAATCTGTTCCAAGATTTCATCGTTCATTTGGTTTCGTGGGTATGAATTAAGGAACGCCTTTTCGGCTTCGTCCAAATCGCTCTTTCCAAATTTCAACGCCCTATCTTGAAGTTCGTCAAAACGCTTATTGTTCGCCTTAATTTTTGCCATTACATCGTCAGCACCACCTTCACCAATTTCGTATAGCAATTTGAGTAAGCCACGGTCAGGGCGTCCAGAGCCACTTCTATATCGTGAAATAGCCATTGGAACACCCTTCAACAAAACTGGTGCTCCAATGTTGGTTGCTGTGCCCTGAAGGGCATCGCCCACATTGAACGATGATCGGTCGTTTTCTGGGTCATCGTATGCGAGAGCGTCCAAACCTTCCATAATGAAAGGGTTTGCTCCATTCTCGATGGCAAAATTTAAGCCACGAGCAACCGCACCCGTTTTTCCGCCCGCTCTTAACATTGTTCCAATGGGTTTAATTGCTGTTCCAGCAACCTTTCCGTATGGAACGGCATACAGGGCATTCTCACCAACATCCAGCAAAAGACTTGGGTCGAAATCGCCATTTTTGTCTGTGAACAAATCAGCGTCAATTCCTTCACGAAGTCGTTTTTCATAAAGGCGTGGTGTGAAAACTTGTTGAACCATATTCATAATAGGGTTCATTACAGAATGACCCCAAGCCCATTCAGGCCACATGTTGTCTTTTCGTGATTGAATGAGCGACTGTTTTTCAAGTTCCGCCTTTAATGTTGGTAGCGGGATCCCGTTCTGTTTGGCAATTTCGGCAAGTCGTTCTTCGCTATATTCGCTTGGATTGTTCCATTTATAAAGAATTTCTTTGTCGTTAAACATTGTCGGCAAATCCAAATCCTTATCCTTCCAATTTGGGTCTTTGGAATTTGCCAAAGTCCATAATGTCGCATCATTCGGCAGATACTTTGAAATTCCTTCTCTATTTACAGCAATAAACTTTGCTAATTCCGAATCGGAAAGGTCTTCCATTCGCTTGGCAATGTTCAACAAGTATTGTTCCTCTTTGCTGTTGGGTTCATAGAGAACTGCGATTTCTATAAGTTCGTCAATTAGATTTTCTTTATTTGTCGCCATATTAGATTAACCCCTTATTTCTCAAATAATTAAACTTGTTTGCGTTTCTGGATTTCCAAAGTTTCTTTTCTGAAATGCTCAAAGACTTATAATTTGTGGCATCGTCATTTTGTGCCGTTGGCGTGTATTTCTTATCAAGAGCATCCTGTTCGTATTTGGTCAAAGGCCATTTGCTTAAAAGTTCATCCAATGACATTTTACCGGCATCCGCCTTTTCGTTTCCTGCTTCAATCGCTCTTGAACGGGCGTTTGCTTTTGTTTCTCTTACGAAAGTTTCGTTTTCTGTTTCGCCACTTAAAATTTTCTGTTTGAGAGCGAATGCTTCTTTTGAATTGTTCTGAATCAAAGGTTCTAATTGTATAAGCATTGACTGTTTCATTTCGTCTGTCAAATCGCCTGAACGAAGGTGTTTGTCATATTCCGTTTGAATGTCGATGACCTTTGCGAAATCAGCGTCAGCACTGAATTTTCCATTCTTAATGGCTTCTTTGACTTTCTTTGTGTAATCGCTCATATCGGACAAACCAAAACTTGCCAACTGTTCAGGGGTGTATGATTTGGAAAGGGTTTCATAAGCCAAATTCATCTGGTCTAAATCTGTAAGGATTTTGTCTTCGAAAGCCTTTCTTTGGAATGGGTCGATGGTCGCTGTCATTTGCCTAAAATCATTTGCTATTGAAATTTGCTTTTGTCTAATGTCGTTTGCTGCTCCATTGACTTTCATTCGTGTTTGGCTTGCGTTTGAGTTGTCCAAGTTCTTTTGGAATCGTCTTTCAGCGTCTTCACGATTCTTTTGCCAATTCCATTGAACTTGTGCGTTGTTGTCCTTCTTTATTCGTCTAGCCCTGTTTACTGCTATTTGATTTTCTAAATCGGTATCGTTCATTTCTTGGACAGTTCCGTTTTGTCCTTCCATCAAATCAGCCAATTCCCTGTCAAGCAAATAATCGTGTGTGTTTCGTATTCCTTCGCCCAAGTTCTTTGCCATATCGTTATAAGTTTTCTGCCTATTTTCTAGGTTCTTCATTATAACGCTTGAAAAATCCATTGGGTTTTGAAATTGCCATTGTATATTCAAAGCCATATAGCCTCCTTATAAAGCCATCATTCCACCGCCCATATTCATAAGCATTTGTTTAATCGTATTCTTTAACCCATTTTGGCGGTGATAATCGAGAGCGTTCTGGTCAAAACTTATATGGGTTGAATTGTCGTTTGGTTTGAGTTTTTCCAAGTCTTCGCCATTGAGCAACTGTTTAGAAACTTCATTTTTGACTTCTTCTGAATTAAATTCTGGTAATTCGTCATCAGCCAAAGAAGTATCTAAATTTGGGTTATAATCCAACATCGTTTTAATGCTGTTCAGCATTTCGTTTCTGTCGTTTCCCGCCTGTATGTGGTTTTGTAATGCCCCATTGTCAAACTTGATTTTATTCTGTGTTTCTGTTTGGGGCAATGTGTTTAGGGTGTAATTCCAACTTCCAAGCATTTTATTTTCTCCTTATCCCGCCATAATTGAATTGAACGCATTTAGACCGAAATTCAACATATCGGCAATGCCGTTGTTTTCAGATAATGAAGCATTGGCAAGTGATGTGTTCACATTCGCCAAGCCGTTTGTGTATGCGTTGTTAGAGTTTATCAAGCCACCGTAATAATCGCCAAGACCATTAAGCCAGTTTGTCGTGTCCGTATTGTAATCGTTCCCTATTTGGCTCATAAGGTTCTTGTATAAATCGCTCTTTGATTTATAGGCGTTTTGGTTCTCGCTTGCGTTGAACTGTTGTTCCTGTAATGCTTGCGATTTATCCTGATTGTATCTATTGAACGCCTTATCGTATTCTTCACTTGCTATGGCTTGTGATTTCGCATTTAATGCGTTTAGATAATCGGAACTGAACATGTTTCCGAGCGTTCGCTTGTGAATTTGTGATAGCGTCATTTGCCGCTTTGATTCTCATATCAACGGCAGGCGACATAAAATCTTCTACTGATTTTCTGTAATCAAATTTTGAAGGTGTATATGTGCCCATATTCGCATAATCATACTTCGCCTGATTGTATTGGTCTTTTAAAGTTGGGTCGTGTGCTTGCGAAATGGAATTCAGGTATTTGTTCAATGTTGCCTGATTCTCATTATAATTTTTATTCCATAAATCCTTATTTTGGTTTATGATATTTTGGGCGTCCGCTACTTGGTCAGAATTTCCAAATCCAAGAGCATTCGCAACATAAGACAAAGGGTTCATAAATTAGCCTCCAAATTTTATATTGAATTTTTCATGTTTAATTTCTGGATTTCAACTTTACAGGGTTGGGAAACGCAAATGGCTGTTTGCCCAATCTTTACGATTTGACAAGAAACCGATCCATCGTTGCCAAAAATTTTTGCTATCAAAGTTTGGTCGGCTTTTGCTGGTAATAAGTAGGAGCCGGCTTTTGAACACCACAGTTCCCATAATTCCACATTTGAACTTACGACAACGACCGTCCAATCATTTATGGTATTGACGGAATACGCTCCGTTAAGGATTTCCCTTAAATTTTCTATTGGTGTGGTGTTGTTTATTTCTCCGTTCTTCATAACGCCCCCTATATGCTAAATCCCAACGGAGAAACACGAATACTTGCGTTTGTTAGGGTGACATCCATATTTTCAGAAAATGTCAGGCGAACCACGCAAAGTCTTTGTATGCCCATATTGAGAAAACGGACTCGGTAGAAGTATTGACCTGTTTTTCCACATTCTTCAAGTATCGTATTTCCAAAGGAATTACCGCCATCTTCCGAAATTTCCAACTGAACCTTCGGATTTACTTCGTAATCGGTGATTGTTCCTGTATTAAGTTCCACACCCAATTCGTCAAAAGTGAAATTTTGGTAATTGTTCAAAATTACGGGTGATTGTCTTCTACGGATTAAAGAAACGGTTTCATTCTCGTTTATTTCTTCTTTATGGAAATTGTCATCCAAATAAACAAGTTCTCCGTCTTCAATATGACCGAATACAGTTTTATTGTCGAACCAAACAGGGTAAATCAAGTTCCAAGCAGAATCACGACCTGTTTTAAAGTTTCGAGAAGACCTTTCTGCCCATTGTTTCGTGGAAAAATCATAAACGAAAGTTCGGCTTCTCTTGTTTTGGGCATTTGGAATGTATAGACCATAAAACGCATGATTTGAACGACTGTAAGCAAATCCAATGGCGTTGTCTGTGTCCGAATTATCCAAGATTTCGTCAAGCCATGTTTCCGAAATTTTTTGAAATTCCGTTCCGGTAATAGCAAAAACAGCCCTTCCAGCGTTCATTCCGTTAGATACGAAACAAACATTGTTATTCACGCTTGCCACAGATTTAGGTGAATCTAAGCCCACTTCTCTATTGAATGTGTATGATGTTCTAACCCAAGTTTGGTATTGTTCTGCGTCGCCCCTTTGCCAGAACTCAATGGATTTCGGTCCAAATACGATTAGATTTGAACCAATGGCATAAAGTGCGTTTATAGAATCGCTGTTCGATTCGCCATTCTTGTAAAGTGGTGTTCCGTAATCATCCAAAAAAACATATTGGTCGCTTTGGACTGTTTCTGTATCTGGTGTAATGTGGTCGGGTTTATATTGGACTTCGCCATCCACGATTTTATATACTTGTCGTGTCTCCTGTGAAAGTGGATATGGTATAGAATAATAGGTGTAACCGCTACCGCAAATCGTTCACGATAATAGAGCCTGAAACGACCTGAACATGCGTGGGCTTTATCTTTATGCCCTGTTCGTTTATTCTGTCAGGCAAGTTTATGTAATGGAGCGAACCACCTTCTTTCAGGTTGTAATAGAAAAGATTTGAGCCATCGGCAATTAAAAGAAGTGGTCGCTCACCACCTGTTTCGGCAAATGTTGGGTATGACCCAGTATCTACGCTTCCAAGACATTCTACTGACCACTTGTAATCTATTCTATATAATTTTGAATGGATAACAAAAAACGCGTCAGGGGCGTTGTTGTTCGTGTCTAAACCTGTGGAAGAAACGAAAGAGCCGTGACACCCTTCTTTCGTATTTTCAAGTTGCTTAATCCATTTGATACCGTGGGACTGATTTTTGATAGACCACTTCACCGTTGGATTCCTGATACATGTTTATTGACAAAGCCGAACCCATTGTAGAAGGGAACTTGGCTTTTGTTTGGTCGCCAATCAGGTTTGAAATTACGCTAACCTTTGACATTTACCACCCCACGCCATTTATTCCGTTATAATAATCTTCAAGAAACGAGCCTTCCATATTTGACCACACGATCGGTCTGTTTGAAGAATTGACCCTTTTAATGAGCGATTTTTGTTCTTCAAAATCTTCTTTGAATACAGAAACCCATTCGTTCAACTTGTATCTAATCGCAAGTCTA